TTTATACAAATATACAACAATTTTTTTAAACTCTCTTAGAATATCCAACAATTTGATAAAAATCTTTTGTACCCTCACAATATTCTTTAATCAATGTTAATAACCCACGAAACATAAACGCACCAGTAGCTTGTTTTTCACATTTACTGAACAACTCAATAAACGATGTTAAAGTCCCAACACTATAATACCCGTGTCCTTCCAATATAGAATACGTCGCTCTAATCAAAGTTGAATCTCTTAAGGTATAATTGTTTCGTTCCTCGACTGACTTGAATGGAGTGGTCTCATCATACAATTTAATCATATCGTTAACATAATCTAACAATACCGATTTATTAACCTCAGCCTTCACCAATAAGTCAACAATCCAATGTGTATGACTCGGTGTACGTAATCTTTTACCCTCCTCCTTATACTTAACAATAAAATCTAAGTCAGGTCTTTCACCACGACTACCTTGATAAATGGCAACCTCTGTGACATTATCCGTCTTCCAATGTGTAATTGGTTTATGGTTAACACCCTTCTTATTAAATTGTAAATGTTTCATAAATTATTTTAAAATGATATCAGATAATCCATCAACTTTAATTCCACACGTTAAATAAATTTCATAATTTAAATAAGTTGGATTTTTTTTAGCGTAACCGGTAACTTTAGCATGTTCCTCTTTTGATAACTTAACAGTTGAAGAATATTTTTTTACAATACTAATGAATGACTCTAATGTCATATTTGGATTTTTTTCTAACTCAGAGAATACAAACTTAAGTCCCTTACTTCTTTGAATATAATGGTCATCAACCAAATCTTCCTTAAATGCAATTTTAGCACCCTCAGATAATAACCCAGTCTTAAAAAATTTACAATTAGTTAAATCCCAAAGTGGATTTCTATTTCTAACAAAAAATGACTTTAATCTGATTTCGTCATCTTTAACTTGTTTATATCTAACCAATAAAACTTTAAAATCTTCTAAAGTTTCTCGAACATTGAATAATTGATTTGGATTTAAAGACATATCTGTAGGTTTAGAATACAAATATACTAAATTAATTCATTAAAAAACCATCAAATCAGATAATTTAAAATTGTTATTACGAAGTGCCGCATCGATGGAGTTACCACAAGCGGTACCTAAAAATACATTCTTGTGATTATGATTTAATTTACCTGACATAAGTCTTTCTTTGTGGTGAAGATTAATCTTGGTCGTTGTTCGATTAAATACCTCACGCCCAACATCACCGTCTATAGTACCATTTACAATATCCATAAAAGATATTTTAGCATATTCTTTATTTGGAAATTCAATCATTTCAGGACAAACTGTATAACCATATTTTGTTGTGTATTCCTGTAATCTTGGGTTATCACTGTAAAGTGGGGTTTGTTCAAATTTATCACAATATTCTAAATATTGTCTTAAATGTGGATTATTTGACATTTCTATTTCAAAATCATGACATTTTATCACTTGATATAAAAGACACATCTTAACTTTTAATATTTCTATTTCGGTTGAGTAGTCCATTTCATGTTGACCAATTTGTTTAGGTCCAATGTATATTGATTTCCCCTTTTTTGCAAATTTATCTAAATTTTTAATATCTTGTACAAACATAATTTCATTATCCAAATAGTCTTTCCTATTCTTTTTAACATTTTCCCAATTTATTGGTGCTGGATATTCTATCAACTCATTATAATATTGATATCTTACAATAATAGGAGTTTCGGTTAATGAAAGAGTGTTTGAAAAGTATTCTTTGGGGGTACAAAGTACTCTATACCCATTTAAATATAAATTACTCGGTAACGTATTATCCAATTTCCAAATTTTTTCAAATGATTTAAAAGGAATTATTACTTTGTCTGAACGTTTACGTCTAGCAGTAAAAACACCATAACCCCCTCGGTCCAAATCACTTTTATTGATTTTGGTCTTAATAGCCTCAGGAAGTTTAGAAACTAAAAGTTTGTAAAGTTTTATTAGGTCTTTCATATGTCTTAACGTTTATACCGCTAAGATACTTAAAATCTAATTAAGTTCCAAATAATTATGGTTATTATCTAAAAAATTTGTTTCGTTATTGATTTTGCCAATAATAGCCTCTCGATACATTTCTTTATTTATCTCGCACCCAACACCAATTCTTCCTAAATTTTTGGCAGAAATACACGATGTAAAACTACCACCAAATGGGTCCAAAACAACATCTCCAGGATATGAAAAATACCTTATAGCCATTTCAGGAATTTCATATGGATACGGTGCAGAATGACCGAGAACATTTTCACCTTTATTATTTATCTTAAAAACAGGCTTTAATTTAATGATATCTCTTCTCCAATTTTTAATAAAATTGTTACTAATTGTTGAATCTCCAAATTCATCAACCCAATATTGAACCATATTTGTTTTATCTGAGAACCTTTTACCTCTATTTGAGGCACTTCTTTCAGCACATTTAACATTCTTACACTCATAACTTTGTAAACCATGTTCACTTTGCGTGTTTCCATTTACATTCAATGACCCACAAACAGGACAAGGTATTTTTCGTTTATCTAATTCATGTTTATGAAATATTAATATATGTTCATAACAGTTTAATGGGTATTGATAAAATGGGACATTTTTACCACCATTCATATGCCGTTTAGATTCAACTTCACCTTTATCCCATATAATATCATCAACAAATGTAAAACCTTCTTCTTCAAAAATTTTAATAAAATATGCAGATAAAGGTATTCTTCTTTTACCCCAAACACTAGTTGTATTTAATCTATCATTATCAAATATATCTCCAACATTCCATACAAAAACTCTGTGGTTTTCCAAAACTCTAAACGATTCTCTAATAATTAATCTCATATCTTCAAGATATAAATTAATATTTTCCCATTGTGAATACGCTCTAGCATTATAGTATGGTGGTGATGTCACCATCATTTGAATTGATTCTGATGGTAATTTTTTCATGTAATCAAGACAATTACCCCAATATATTTTTACTTTACCATCACTTTCAATTGTTCTATTAAATAATTGTTTGTCGTAAGTTTCACTTAATCTTTTTTCTTTTTTTAAAACACCTTTAAATTTCAAACCAAATTTATTTAGTATAGTTCTATTAGGTTTTGAATAATCTAAATTTTTAATGAATGAAATCATTTCATTATATAAATCGTCACTTAAAGTTTTTCTAAATATATCATCATTCTCGTTAATAAAATAATCTTCAGATAATATCAAATTATTTTTAATTTTTTCAACAATTTTTTTTTCAGTTTCTTCTAATTTATTTAAATTAGGAGCTTCTCCCGACATCCAATTTTTAACAATATCAAATTCGAATGTTTTATCTTTATTTATTGGCATACCCTTTCTTACCAATTCCATTATGATTGATTCTGAAAGGTTTAATAATACTGATAGTTCTTTTATTTCCATGTTTTAAATATAAGTTTTTTTTTAGTTTAATCAAATTTAAACTAAAAAGTTCCACATTACTGTGAGACTTTTGAAATGTTATCGGTTTTGTTAATTCTAACCACATTGTCTGCCCAATTTGATATAAGTGGGTTATGACTAATTACAAAGATTTTCTCAAAATAATCCTTCAACTTTGTAAAGAAGTCTCCAACCATTTCCAAATTGTCATTAGAAACTTTACCCCAAGTCTCATCGTAAACTGATATATTAGGTTTTGGAAGTGAACACACTTTAGCAAGTACCGCTCTAATGGCAAGCGCTCCGACCGTCTTTTCATACCCTGACCCAGCGGTCATAGGTTTTTCAACACCAGTTCCGTTGTCAATCATAATAAAGTCAACCTCGTTCTTATCGTTAATTCGAATTTCCAAGTTAAAGAAACAAGAGTCCTGAAGTAATCGTTGAAGTTCCTCATTAATTAAAGGCATCATAGTCTTCATAATAATTTTGGAGATTCCATTTTTACCAAAGACTTCAAGATACATTTTATAGACTTTCTCTCTTTCAAACTCTTCACCAATTTTCTGAATTGTATCGTTATTCTTTTCAATACGATTATTCAAGTTTTCAATTTGAGTTTGGTTTGTTGTTAAAATTCTTTCATAACCACGTTTTTCAAGAATTAATTCATCGATTCTCATCGCAGCTTTAACAAGTTGACTATCTACCTCATTGTTCTTTCTAATCTTGTCTTGAACTTCTTGATATCTTTTAAGTTTATCTTTGAATTGTCCAAGTTTTAATTCGTTTGATTCCAATGACAATTCATATTTCTCTTTAATAAGTTTGTTTCTCTCGTATTCATCAAAGTCTTTTTTAAGTTGAGTATATGATTTTTCTTTACTGTCAAGGTCTTTCCATTTATTGGATAACTTATCAACTTTGGTTTCCCATTCAGATAACTCATCAATCTTTTTCTTTGTCAACGCGGCTTCCATCAATTTGATTCCACAGTGTTCACATTGAATACCATCCCCAAACTTTTTAACAAGTTCTTCAATCTCTTGAACCTTATTCTGAGCCAAGACTAATTCACCGTTTGTGGTTTTCATTTCATCCTTAATCCCATCGTGTTTATCCTCGTGGTAAAACTCTTTTGGTTCAACAATCTTAACATCATTAATCTGAGATTTGATTGTTCCAATTGTATTTTCCGAATCGGAAATATCTGATTGTAGTTTAAGTGGGTTTAAGACAATAAGTTCTTGGTCAATGTCGTTATGTTTTGACTTTAATAAGTTATCCTTATAATCTTGCCCCTTTTGTAAAAGAGCATCAACATTATCAATCTTATCTTTCGATTCAGATATTTGGGTTTTTAATGTTGATATTGTTTCTTTTGAAGTTTCATTATCTTGTTTTAACGATTCTGTGTTATAAACATTTGATAACATCCCCTTTGAATATTCGGAATAGATTTCTTTTCCGGTTTCTTCTTTCTTCTTTAAGAACTCAAGACCTAAGAAACGGCTTAATACCTGACCACGTGCGGTTGGTTTTGCCTCCAATAAGTCCTCAAGATTTGATGCCGTTGTAACGATTGTCATTAAGAAGTCATCCATCGTTCCAATTGATGTCTTCATAAAGTTTTCGGTTTCCCTTCTTTGTTCACCGGTAAAGTTCTGAAGTTGTCCATCGGATAATCTTTTGAAGAACTCCAAGTCAGTTTTAATGTTCCATTCCCCCGCCTTTGATTTCTTTCTTTCAATCTGACGAGCAATAACATACTCCTCACCATCAATTACAATGTCCCCTTTAACGCTTACTTTATTTACATCAGTAAACCTATTGAAGATTTCCTCTGCCTTCTGTGTTTTAGTCGTTGTGTTGAAGAATAAAAATAATAATAGGTCAACGGTCAGAACGGTCTTACCACCGAAATTAGGTGGGTCAGATTCAACCACAGTGATACCGTGGCATTTCTCAAAATCAATCACTTGATTTTCCCCATAAGATAAGAAGTTACTGAACTCAATCTTTTTGATTGCCCATTTCTTGAATGGTGTAATTTCAACATCGTTAATTAACATTCTGTTTTCAACTGCACCATCAATACTCATTACATCGTCATAATATTGACCTTGTCCTTTAGATTCTAAGAGAGATTTAATCAACTCATTTTGATAGTTCTTATCCATAATGTTTACAGCAACATCGATGGTTTGTTGAACCTCATTTGAAGTTTTAACTTTTGTGATTACGTTAATGTTGGTTGAAGAATATTTCTTTTGAAAATATTGTTTAACCGACTTGATTCTTTCTTGAGTAAAATTCTCAGGAGAATCCTCCCATACTACTTGTATGTAAGGATTGTCCAAAGAAGTTATATCTAACTTGGTTGACATATTTGTGTAATTAAAATCTGGTCTTGGATTAAATAAATCCCAGTTCATTGTTATTGGTTTACAGTTGTTGCCGATTCTGCTTCAGCCTTTTCTTTCATTGTCTCGATTTGAGCTTTCATCGCATCGTTAAACAATCTTTGCATAGCATTTTGTTGACCTTTAACAGCTTGGTTTCTTGTTGCAACTCTTTTCTTGTGTGCGGTCTCACCGCCTCTTTTTCTTGATTTTCCCATTTTATTTTTTTTTAATTATTTTCTATTTGATGGTCTATTTTCTTCAAACCATTCAACGATTGCGTTGATTGCCCATACTGAACCTGACGCTAACATACCGTCAAAGAACCAAGAAGCATATCTACTAATACCTAACATTTCGTGTACTGGTGAATATAAGAAAATTCCAAAGAAAAATCCAACCCAAACAGAACTGCACATCATGCAGGCTAACATTTCAGTTAGAAATGTTCCGAATCCGTGTAAAGGTAATGTACCTTCTCCCCATTTTTTTATTGCGTCTCTTGGACCATTAAAGATTTTACCGTAAACTAAGATGTTACATAACCCGTATGCCATCATCATCCATAATAATAATTGTGTTACCATTTTGTTTTTTTTATTTATATAGTTTATTATCCAAGTTTGAACCTTTAAGATAAACTGCCGGTTTATTCTCTTGGAATTTTTGAATGTCCGTTATTGCGGACTCCAATTCTTTTATTTTCTTATCTTTTTCAATATTATCTAGCTTCAATTTTTGAACCGTGTTTTGAAGAGCATCCATCTTTGGTTTTAATGAATTGTCCGTTATTTCCTTCTCTACGACCACTTCTACTATTTTTTCTACAGGTGGTCTATCTAGTTGTTTATCTAGTTCTTGTCTAAGTCTATCTAGTTCTTGTTCCTTTTTAGACATTTTATTTTGGAAAATATTTTCCATTTCAGTCGTCTTAGTGGAAAAATTTAACACTTCACCTTCCAATTCTTGTGTTTTAGTGGAAAATAATTGTTTGTCGGATTCCAACTGTTGTATTTTTAACAACAGTTCATTTGTCTTAGTATCGTCACTAATATATTCTGTTTTTGTAACAACAATTTCAACAGGAACCTCCTTTACCACTTCTTTGATTACCACTTTCTCAACTGGTATTTCTTTGGTTACTTCAACAATTTTTTCAACCACTCTGTCAACAGGAACCTCCTTAATAACCTCAACTAATTTTTCAACTGTTACTTCTTTGGTTACAATTTTTTCTACAGGAACCTCAACATATTCAATTTTAACAACTTCTTTGATAACCTCAACAGGTATTTCCACCCGTTTTTCAACAATTACCTCTTTTACCACCTGTTTTTCTTGAACTCCACCAGTATTTCCTAAAAGTCCGTACTTCTCAATCTTGAATCCTTCTAAATAAGATTTCTTAACTATTTCAGTTTCATCTAATTCATTAAGTTTACAATAACTTTTTAAATCTTTTTGCTCGTTAGTTGTGAGGTCTATTTTGATTTCCATTAGAAATTCAATAACTTTTCTGTTCCATCAACTAAATCTTCAATTGAAGATATTTGGAACTTTAAGAATGGTTTATTGTTTGGTAAATCAATAAAATCATATTGGTCAGTTTCAACATCATAAACACCATAGCCGTGTTTTCTAATTGTTTCGCCAAAGTTTTGTTGAATTGTTGAACCAATCATATATGCTTTCTTTTTTCCAGGGATATCAAAGACCTGTCTTTTGTGGATATCACCACATAATACTAAGTCACAACCCTTAAACTTACTAACATCAAACCCATCTTCAAATTTGTATCCAATGTCCGTGTAAAGTCCTTGAATTGGTCCGTGGAATAATCCAATGTTCTTCTTGTCGGACTTTTGAATATCAGGTGGGATGTTGTGGTCCATTAATGAATAAACACACCAATTGATGTTATCATCCTCATAAACTCCACGATTTTTCAAATAAACAATATTCTTGTTATTTAACGAATCAATAATCGGAGTTAGGGCATCCAACCTAGTATTGTTGTTCTCGAGAAAGTCATGATTCCCTATAATAACAATCGTTTTGGCAATTTTAGCACATTCAGATAATACCCAAGCAACGAATTCAATTAATTCTGGTGTCATCTGATTTTTTGAATGTACCAAGTCTCCTGTAAACACAATACGGTCAGGTCGGATGGATGCCCACTCCTTTAACGCGGTTTCAAGTATACCACGATATAAGTCGTGGTCTTTGAATAATCTGATGTGTAAATCAGAAAAATGTACTAATCTCTTAATCATTTAAGGTTAACTTCGTTTCTTCAGTTTCTTCAAAAGGATTAAACCCTTTGTTTATGTGACCACAAGAATCACATTTGTAAATTGGGAATGGTACTGTTGTATCTTCAGGTGAACCTGTTAAAAGTTTTGATACTTTTTTAACGTAGATTACTTCTCTAAAGTAAATCCCTTCACATTTTTCACATTTGATTGTTTCACAATCTCTTAAATTAATTTTTGGTTTTTCAAGTTCCATCATATTGTTTCTATTCTAAAAATATAGTAAATTTTTTTTATTTTTCAAAGTATTGTTTAACATTCATATCGAGTACTGTGTCGATAATTTGTTTTGGAACTCTAAACTCTTCAAATTGTGTATCATCTCTTAAGTGAGTGATAATACAACCATAAAGTTTTAAGTTCTCATATTTGGTACCTTTCAACATCTTAAGTAATAACTTACCATATAAAGGTAATTGAACAAAATAATGTCCTAAAGCGGTATCATCATAATTTTGAAATGGTGATAACATTTTTTTGGTATACTGAGTCACTTTGAAGTTCTTTGGCTTGTTTGTTTTCCAATCTGTAATAACCAATCCGAACTCAGTACCTTCTTTATTCATAATCAACCATACCTTATCGGGTTGACCAGTATAACCTAACTCAGGGTCTCCTAACACCATCTCCGTATCCAATAGAACCGCTCCTCGTTGAATCATTAACTCAAGATAGTTTTTCCCTGCGGTAATCATATTATCACCCTTCATAATTTGAGTTAAATCACAATCAAAGATTGGTTGTCTAACTTCTTTGTATGAACCGAATCGGTCGATAGCATCTTTCTCCAAGACAAAGTGAACACGACTACCCATATTTGTAGAATAGTCACCAGCAGCACCCCACTCTTCAATCAGTTCTTGTTGACGTTGTGGGTCACCACCGGCAACCTTTAACGCAACTTGTTCTGTTGCAAACTCGGTATAAAACTTTTTGATTACTTTTGATACAGACGGAAAAGTTGATTTAACCTCACCATCTAAATCTTTCATATAGTAGATGTGTTTGTCCTCAATAAATGAAAGGTCTAACTCTTTTTGTTTTTGTGAGACAATGTCTCTAATTTCTTTTGAAATTTCGTTTAAATCCATATTTTTCTTTATTAAGACAAAGATAATCAAATAATTCGTATTTCCAAATTATCTTATAACATAGTAATATTCATCAATTTGACCCTTTAAGTCACAAATATCCTTATCAATAGGTAATTTAATGATTTTTATCTTATTATACAACCTTCCACCGTTTAGTTCGTGATACATTTTAAGTCCATTAGACCAAGCATCACCATCAGTACAAATAATAATACTACCATTTGCCTTCTCATATAAGGTCTCAAATAATAATTTACTTAAAGCTTTACCTAACATTGGAATGCTATTATCCAAGAAAAACCCGTCAAAGACACCTTCAACAAGATAAACATCTTTATCCCAATTAATTAACCTCTCGTTGAAGATTATATCATCTTTTGGAACTGGTGGGTTTTTATATTTCATCTTACTTGATATCCAAGCTCTTGCAATGAAATAGTTTAATGTACCATCAATATCATATGAAGGAACAATAATCCTATAAGCATAATCACCAGTAACGGTATATCCTATTTTATATTTTTTAATAATTTCATCTGTGATACCTCGAGATTTAAGATATCTCATCGCTTCGATATGTGGAATGAATCTTGCATTGGAATCTTCAAACGACATAAACCCTTCAGGAAGTTTTAATATGTTTTTTTTAACATCTTGAACTTTTAATTCTTCAGGTTTTATTAAATTATAAACTTTCTTTTGTTTTTTGGTTCCGAATTGGTCAAATAACTTTCCCAATGGTCCGTGAGTACCATATGTCTCTCCACAAGCCCAACAATGATAAACGTGTTTTCGATAATTAACCTCGAAGTTACCCTTACCATCACCATTATCTAACCCTTTCTCCTCAGCACATCTTGGACAGTTAAAAGTAATTTGATATTTTGACTCATAATGTTGTTTGGGTTTACCCAACACATCAGTCAATAATTCTACCAATACTTCAACTTCTTGTTCCATATATTATATATCGTAATGACAAATATACGAATAATGTTTTAAAATATCAAATATTTTAATTAATCCGCACACTTTACATCGTCTTAGATATTTATAATTATGGAAAATTCAGGAATTTATTTAATTAAAAACAAAATAAACGACAAAGTTTATATTGGTAGTTCAATAAACTTCAAAAATAGATGGTATAAACATAAATCAGGAAAAGGTAGTGTTTATTTATTTAATTCAATTTTAAAATACGGATTAGAAAATTTTGAATTTAAAATATTAGAAAATTTTGATATATCCAAAAATAGAAAATTATTATACGATAAAGAACAAAAATGGATGGATTTTTACAATATATCCAAGTATAACTCATATAATATAAGATTTAAAGCCACACCGAATATGACAACAAAACGAGATGAATCTTTTAAAGAAAAAATGAGAGAAATCAGACTAAAATTATCAATTGGTTCAAAACCAATAATTCAATATACATTAGATGGTAATTTTATAAAACATTGGAGTTCTTCATCTGAAGTTGAAAGGTCTTTAAATTTAAGAGCAAGAAATATTTCAGGGGCTTGTAAAGGAGAACAACATACAGCCTTTGGGTTTATTTGGAAGTACGAAAATGAACCTTTAGAAGATTCTTTTATTGAACAAATAAAAAACAGGCGACCAAAAATTAAATGCGTTATTCAAAAATCATTAACAGGTGAAATTATTAACTTTTTTAATTCTATGAAAGATGCCTCAGAAAAAACAGGATACAATTATTCTAGATTAGGAATTGCATGTAATAAAGGAGTTAAATATAATGGGTTTTATTGGGAGTTTACCAAATCTCCAACATTTTCATAAATCCAAGTGCACAAGAATATGCGTCAGTCATATCATAGTTTTCTTTTTTAAGGGTGTTGTTTTTTGTGTATATCCATTGAATCTGAGGTTCTTTTTTTGAGACCAATTCCCATATAACAACTTTTTTGTCTATGTCTTTTGGAAGACCACCAAATAATACGTGTTTACCTTTATCATTTTTTTGAACCAAATGTGGGAAGGCAAATTTTCTTGAGTTATATGTTGAAATAAATTCAGGGACAATTCCCAAAACATCATAAATCTCTTTACAGATTAAAGTGTTAAATCTAATTAATGTTCCAACAGTATAAACATTGTTTGAGTTTAAAAGAGGTTCTTCAATAACAACCTTTGTTATTCCCATATTTGTATAGTTCTCTATTTTGTTTCTAAAAATAGTACTTTTCAACATTAACTCCTCAATTTTAGTTTCAACGGCAGGTTTTGGAGTTGGCGAAATATGAGTTAACTCTAATAAATTTTTTGATTCAATATCAAATAATGCAAACCCGATAGTTTTTGTTGACACATCTAAACCTAACACTTTAGGTGATGTTAATAAATTAGCTTGTTTAACTTTTTTTCCCATTAGTAATCTTTATTCTATTAATAATATAGTAATATTATTAAATGTGAATTATTAAAAATCTAATTTAACAACAAGCTGTTGAATACCCTGTCTAAGTTGTGGTGATTGAAATTTAGAAACAACAACCAAATCCTTATTACTATCAAATAATCCAATTTCTGTAAAATATGATGTAGTTCCAGATGTCCAAGTTGGATTTGAAGTGTTTGTAAATTGATTTCTACCTAAATTGATTAGATATCTCATTTCATATATGGTAGCACTAATATCAGTTTCAATATTACCATAAAAATAATATTCATCTCCAAAATTCAATACATCGGTTTGTCCATTTAATGGTATATCAATATAATTGTAAAGATTATAAGTTGATGCCGCATTATACGAATCATTGTCAATTTGGAATGTTGTTCCTGTAATACCACTAACAGTTAAGTAACCACCAATTGTTGTTGCTGAAAGTTGGTCTGTAACATCAATTTCTCTCCAACCAGTAGGACTTGGTTGACTTTCTCCTTCAATAAGTTGACATAAAATTTTAAACGAATCGGCAGAATAACCATTTAATGTTCCTAATGTTAAGAACGGAAATTCATCTCCAAATCTAACTGCAACATTTTGTTCAGAATTATTACAATCAACAGAAGGTCCATAAATTGTACTATAATAATTACAATGTAATGAATTAGTAAAACCTGTTGTAGAATCCATTCTATAGGTAACCCATAATTTTTGAGTTGACCCTGACATTAATCCTACCGCACTATTACCATTAGTAAAACAAGTGTTTGGTGTTAAAAGTGAAAGTTTTGGTGCAGGTAATGTCCAATTTCTGTTTGCCTTATACGACATTGCCGCAATGATTTCTTCATCATCAATAACAACAATCTCTTGGTCAGGAAAAACTTTACCAACCCTATTAGGTAAATTTGTTACGGTATTAATATTATCATCCCATAAATCATAATATCTAATTCCTGGGTCATTCATATCTAAATTTTTAGATGAAGTAACATACTTAACTCCAATCGCACTACCTGATAAGTTAAGTGTTGGAGGGTCAATGTAAAATGTTTGTCCAATAGTTCCACCTGTAGATTTATGCCACATTAAAGTTGGAATTGATAATTTAAAATGTCTTGCTAAACCAATATTGTCATTTGGATTTTGTGGGTCATATGGATTTGTTGCAAATTTTTCACCATAAACATTATCAATATCTTGATTAGTGTAGTGAATAATGGCGATTGCTTTTTGTTGTGCTGGTGGTACAACCACTCCCTCATTGAAAGAATTATAATAATAAACACTATTATTACTTGTCAGTGTTTGACCACTTGGTTCTTGATAACCCAAATATTCTTTAGTTCCTAAATAGGTAACTGAATTATATGAGGTATAAGTTTCCGCAGAAGTTGAGAAGACACCCGCAGGACTAACCGACCAAGGAATATTCATATTCCACACAACAGTATTATCTCTGACAGTAATGGTACTACTTGTTTCAAGGTTTGTATCAAATGTTTCCCAATATGATGCAGGTGTCACAGAATCATATAATTGTGTCATACCTGATGGGTATATTAAAACTCTGGCAGCATAAGTCGTACCAGTAAAGAATGGAGTATAATCAGGGAGTGCTCTATCTAAAGTTAAATTATATGTTGTAGTAGCAGAAGTTCCTGTTGATGGGTTAATATCTTGAATTTTATATGTTAATATTGGATAACTACCAATATCGCTACAACTTCCAATACCATCAAATATAATTGTAACAAAATCATTAACTGATGGTGTTCCTGATGATGGTGAACATATTGACATATCAAGTGAAATATTAATAGATGTTTGTCCTGAAAATGTTAACATATTACTTACCCAATAATTTGAAGTAATAGTATATGCCGAGCTTATTTGAGCCGACCAATCACCTGTTGAACCGGTAAAAAATCCTTTAATACCTGCATAATTGTATAACAATTGGTAATTACTATCCATAAATGGAATACCATATGTACCACCTGTAGAACCTTGAACATAATATGGGTATTTAACATTCTGTTTGTTCTTCTGAGGAACCGCAGTTGTGTTTTGGGCATTAAATGCCGGCATCAAGATATTATTTCTTGTTTGATTATAACCCGGAACTACGGTATAATTCACCTCACTATCACCAATTTGGAAATATGATATATTGAAATTGCCCTGTGATAGATTTTGTCTACCAGCGTCGGTCAATCTTGTGTTAATTAATCCAGAAGTATCTTTAATTATATAAGCCATTTGTTATAAATATTCGTTTTGTTTTTTTATGAAGGACTATCCAATGAAGGACCTCTTTCAAGTGTATGATTTTGAATTCCAATAGGTGATGATGTTTCATTTACAACACAACAAGAACATCCGTTAATTACAATTTCATTTAGACTGATATTAATACTTTGAACTAATTTTGTAATACAACCGTCAGCTGACTGAGGATTAGATATACTTAATGTAGATAAACTTGTCCCTGTTATTGTTTCACCATAGCTTAATGTTAAATTATAGTTTTGTGATTTAGTTGTTTGTAAAGTAGTGTTTAACGAACAACCAGGTCTATCATAAGTTATACTTTGAGTTTGAGTAGTTGTTTGAGGAATTGTAGTACCTCCATCATTTATTGTTGTTAAACCAACAATTGTTCCAGTACCAGGTCCATTAATATATTGTAAATTATTAACATTCAATTGGAATGATATTGAAGTTCCAATAGGTAATTGTGGTGTTACAGAAAGTTTCCATTTAAGTTGTTCAACTGAGGTTATTCCATCATTACTTAATGGTGTAATACTTTCAACAATAACACTAGCGTTATATGAAATAACACTATTGTTATTTCCAATATTAATTGATTGAAAAATTATTGTACCAACACTGTCTTTAACAAAGATGTTATATGATGAATTAGGACAAAGTGATGTAAATATTGGACTTGTTTGGTATGTATCTCCTCCATTATTTGAATATAAATAACCAGGAGTTCCACCAAACGCATTTATTGAAATTGAACCTGTACATCCATCATCACATAAACTATTTTCTTTTCTTACACTAAATCGTAATGGTAATGTAGTACAAGGACCTTCAGTAACGGTTACTTGAGCTGCCGCACCACCATCATTTGACCAATTATCAATTGGAATTAAAGATTGGTTAGTACTTATTGGTTTTCCATAATTAAATGCCCACCCTGATACTTCCCACCAATTTTTTGTTGGATTCCAAAATATAACTAAATCACCACTATTCCAAGTTGGTTTACCATTTACAAAATCAGAGAATGTGAAATCTAATGGACCAACAGCAGGATATCTATTATTATTATAGATAACACTTAAACATAAGTTAGGCCAGTATGGTGTTACAGTAGGTGTAGGAGTAGGTGTTGTTGTATTTGTTGGTGTAGGACTTGGTTCAACCAAATAACAAATAGTATTAGCGGTATAATCACCATAAAAGTCAACAACTTGAACAGGATAACTACCAGCACCAATACCATATATTGTTTTAGTTTTAGCACCATTATCCCAAGTTATATTATAAGGTGATGTTCCTCCTGTTATTTTTAAAGATAAAATACCATCATTTGCGTTAGATGAACTTGGCTCAGATATTGGATAACATTGAACACCCATATCAAATAAGGTGAACGTATCACATTCATTTTGTAATGTAAAAACTTCACTTGTTGATGGTGTAATATTTGGAGTTGGTGTATTTGTTGGAGTTGGCGTATTTGTGGGAGTAACCGTTGGTGTTATTGTATTTGTTGGTGTTACTGTTGGAGTTGGTGTTGGTGTTTTAGTTGGACAAGATGTAGTTGCAGCAACACCTAATAAAGTTATTCCAAAATATTCTTTTGTGTAATCAAGAATTACACGTGTAGATGTATTTAAAGCACTATCACCTTGTTGAATAAAATTACCACAACAATCAGTGTAATAATAACCATTACTTGTTGTTACTCCACTTCCACAAACAATTGGAGTCGTAGAAGGCGTTGGTGTTTGAGTTCTTGTTGGAGTTGGTGATGGACTTGGACAAACACCATTATTGGTTACAGTTAATAATGTTGCTGTTTTACCATAAAAAGTGTAAGGACCCCAATCAAAGAATAAGGCTAAAGCACATACTGTTATTGTATTTGTTACGGGATAGTTTGTATATAAAACACCATTACAATCAACCCAATCAATATATTGAGGGTCACCTGGACTACTATGAGTTAAAGTATATTGTTTACATCCATTACAACTAACACTATTACATCCAGTTACTCCTGTTAATCCAAAGGTTGTATTTTGAGATGACGGTGTGGCATAGTTAGAAGATGTCCAACAACTTCCGTCAGGAGCAACATATGTTTGATTTGTGTTACCATCGATACTATTGGTAACAACGTAATTTCCGTAACAACTTTTAAATGTACTATGGAGTGCCATTAACTAATTCTGATATAATATAAATAACCTGAACTTGTGTTTTTATTGGTTATCACATTAAATAAGTTTATTGTATTGTATCTTATCTTAACGTCTATCATAACTTACCTTCTTTTTTCATTTGTTCTCTTATTTTGGTAGCTGAAATATCGTGTATTTCTTGTGGCGGAATTCTTTCAATAATATCATAACCAACACCTCTTCCAAATTCAATTGAACAGATATCAGGTATAATTATAACTTTAATTATTTCTTCAGATATTAAATCCTTATAAAATTCTTCAATGTTCTGTTTAACTTGCTCAGGTGTGAATGGATTTTTCTCATCAGGTTTAATATCTCGGATGGCAATTAAAACATTTTTTCCTTCATTAATTGCTTGTTTGAACATCTCTTGATGACCCAAATGTAATGGTTGCCATCTCCCAATAAACAGAGAGTGTTGTCCGGATTTTGGTTCCAAAGATGATTTGACGTGTACTTTTTTATCCCACATATTTTATAATTTTTTCAACACATTCATCAACGGTTGTGTTTGTTGTGTTTATTTCAATAAAGTTTTCTGTTGGTGGTTCATAGTTTTGAACGTGAAATTGTTCTCTACCTCTTATTTCATCTGTGTGAACATATATTTCAACAACGTTTGGATTTTGTTTGAAATTATCTCTTTGGTCTTTATAAGGTGAAACCAAAGATACAATAACACTATTTTTTTTGGCATTCAAAAATTGGGCAATATCTTGAGCTTTTTGAATATTTTGTCTTCTTCCATTTTCAGAGTAATCTTTATTTTGAAAGATATCCCTAATATCATCACCATCAACGTGAATGAAGTTAACCAAAGATAATCTATTCATTAATCCTTTTGCTAATGTTGTTTTTCCTGCACCAGGTTGTCCTGTAAACCAATATATTTTTTGTCCCATATTTTATCTTATTATATAATTGTTAGTTTCATATTTTTCTTTTGGTATGCAAACACAATCTAAACACATACCACTCACTGTTTGATAAGGAACACCAATATGGAATCTCCTTACAACATAACCCATCTTTTCAATTTGACTAATTAAAGATTGTTCATCAAAACCGTATTTTTTAAGTTGGTCCTCTTCAATTTCAATAAAAATATAAGGTCTATGTTTATTTATAGTATTTATTGCTCCTGACAGAATGTAAGATTCAAATCCTTGAGTATCAATCTTAATTAACCCAACATTTTCAAATTCATAACTATCTATTGTTTTTATTTCAACTTTTTCAACATTTTCATCGTTTGATTCTAATACATGAACATCACCAAAATTAACATAACCATTATCAAAATAATTTGGTTTTTCAACATAGGTAACACCAACTTTATCTCCTAAGGCAACATTATAGGTATAAACATTATCCAACCCATTTAAAAAAACATTACCACATAATTGTTGAAATATAATTCTTTGAGGTTCAAATGAATGAACTTTTCCCGTGTCTCCAACATATTGAGCAAATTCAATAGTAAAATGCCCGTTATTAGCACCAATGTCAATAATTTCCATACCATCTAAATTTATTAGATTATCACTAATAAAATCAAAATAATATGGTTCGTATATTGAACCATTAATTAAACAACTTGTAACCGCATTATCGTTTGGAAATAAAATATACTTTCTATATGCCGGTTGTAAGGCATGAATATGATTTTTTCTTATTCGTTCAAAATATTGAATATTGAAAGTTTTTTTCATCTGATTTACTTAGAATACTTAAATTGTTCAAAAAACCATTTATAGTTTTCGTAAATCCAATTTGTAACAT